GGGTGGCACCTTGGTGTTAGCGATGTCGTGAACGCGTCCTTTCACACATTGTGTGTCACTGTTGAAGCCCCGTGTCGGAAACACGGCGGGATTGCTGACTAAGGCATTCCCAATAACATGTCCTGTATGTTTTCCATCTTCGGTGGCAAGAGGTCCGATTGGTGTGAAATGTGCAGCTTGCGCTGACGTCTTCACAACGTTTGGACGATAGTTCTCGTCTCCTAAGAGGTCAAACAACAATGATGCTTTTACTTCATATCCAACCTCGTCCGTTTTCAGAAGATAACGTTCGACGTCGGCAATGACACACGGTGATGTTTTATGTGTGAACCGTTTCCGAATAGCATCATAAGTGCGGCCAGTGGTCTCCACAGAGTGGCGATCTCCGGCCTTACTCATTGATAGCTTATCAGTCACGGGCTCATAAATCGTATTTTTAGTGATACCATTGGTACTAGTGTAAGTGAACACCTTTCTTTTCAGTCCAGTGGGTTCAAATGCTCCATACCAATAAGGTGCTGGTATTCTTGCGGTGGGTATCAGCCAGATGAGTCGGCGGTTGGGGTCCTTGTCGAGTTTGCGTTGCTCGACCGTAAAAACACAGAGATCTCCTACTTCATTTTCAACGGACAATGTATCCCCGGGATAATCCCAAAGTTTATGCTCGTAGGTTGCCCCTCCAGCAACAGAAAAATGAACAGTGTTTTGATCAATGTAGTACGAATGATCGCTGCCATAGTATGCAATAGTTTCAGGGACTAATGTATACATTAAGATTGGTTTCCAGTGCCCTAACCAAGCCGTCATGTCGCAATAGTAGTCAACATCGGTAAAGATGAAGGCAGTATTGTCTTCGACGTCGTCGTCTCGGAAAGGTACGGACAAATCTTTTTGCTTGTAGAAGTAGCGGCTCCCTCCGTTCATATCATGATTAGAACGTGATACGTTGTATGGTTTGTATCCGCTTTGTATGACCGCATCATTTAAGAATTGGTTGCATGATGACCGTAGTTGTGCTGCATCCCGATGGCTGTGGGACTTACTAACAGGCATTAAATTGACAGTGTTCAAACGATTACAAAGTGTTTTACGCTCATCAGTTTTCCGCTCGATGACGGATTCGATTTGTAGAGACTTAGTTCGTATATCGTATGGTTCACAGACTCGCGCCCAAACAAGGAAAAGACGTACGTAGTTGATGGCCCTCCAGAAGTGGCGCAGTGAAGCGTACCTCTTGATCCTTCCTCTAACGTCGTTCCAACGTAAGTTGGCATTGCTCTTAGGTGCAGCAATGTATTCCATGTTTAGTCGTGAGTATGTATTTGGCGTTTGCG